TATAAGGTTAATAATGAGAGAATATGGAACGACATTAAAAAAGGTGAATTTATGGGCTTTAGTTTAGAGGGATATTTTTCAATCGAAGAAACAAATAAATATATAGAATATAACAAAAATAAAAGAAACCAAATGAGCACATTATTTAACAAATTTTTAAAATCATTTGTCAAATGTGGTTCGGTTGAAACAGACAAAGGCACTCTTTATTGGGTCGGTGAAGCTGACCTTCAAATAGGTGATGAAGTTTTCTACAACACCGAAAATGAAGAGGCTGTGAAAGTTGAAGACGGTGAATACACATTGACTGACGGTACAGTAATAGTTGTAAAAGAGGGTCTTGTCAGCGAAATTCGTGAAAAGGACGGAGAACAAGAAGGTGAACTTGATATGGAAAAGAAAAAGGAATGTATGGAAGAAGAAGTTATTGTCGAGGAACCTGTTGAAGAGCCTAAAGACGATAGATATGATGAACTCAAGGCAGACATTGACGACCTCAAAAAAGAACACGATGAACTTAAAGGAATTGTTGAGGAACTTAAAAACACTCTCAATGCTATTCTTGAAAAACCTGCCGCTGAACCTATCGTGGAGGAATTTGAAAAAGTGGCAAAACTACACACAAACGATACTAAATTAAATAATGCATTATCTGTCATAGGCAGTGTAAAAAGAAAAAAATAAAAAAGAAAAATAGTTTTAAAAATGGCACAAAGTTATAATGTGAGCGCTCTTCCTAATTATGTGGACCAAATGCGCCCTGAATTAATTGCTAAATCTGTTATCGGTGCTAAATCAGCCGATTTGTTTAACCTTTTGACAGGCGTTAAGGGACCTACCGCTCTTAACCTTATCTCAAGTGAAGTTGTTTTTGGTGACGGTTCTACCTGTGGTTGGACTGAAAGTGGAGCAACTTCATTATCACAAGCTGTTCTTACTCCAAGAGCACTCAAAATCAATATGAGTATCTGCGACAAGACTTTGCTTGCTAAATGGGCTTCATATCTTGTAAAAGTTGAGGCTAACAAACTTGACAGCGACCTTCCTTTTGAAGAGTACTTCATTAACGATGTTATCAAAGGCGTTAAGGCAGGTATCGAAAAAATGATTTATCAAGGTGACTCAGAAAGTGATTCTGCTATCGAATTTGACGGTCTTATCAAAATATTGACCGCTTCTGGCAACACTACAATCGTTACTACAGGTGCTTCGTCAGTTACTTCTTACAACTTCATTAAACAAGTTGCTTCACAAATGCCCGCTTCAATCCTTGACAAGGATGACTTGGTGATTTTGGTTTCTATGCCAATGTATATGGATTTCATCCAAAATTTGGTTGCTGCTAACCTTTATCATTATAATCCAGGCAACGGTGATAACGAATACTTACTTCCTGGAACCAATATCAAAGTTATAGGCGTTAACGGTCTTAACAACACTCCTGACTATGACTATGTTATTGCAGGTTCATTGAGCAATATGTTCTACGGCTGCAATCTTGAAGACGGTGACGAAGTGTTCGATTTATGGTACAGCAAAGACAACAGAGAATTCAGATTCGCTATTGAATTTGTTGCAGGCGTTCAAGTTGCTTACCAAAGTGAGATAGTTCTTGGCAAACGCTCAAAAAACTAATTTCGGTTGGAGAGTTTAGTTTCGACTTTAGCGACGATTTTAAAGTTTGGTTCGGCTAACTCTCCGACCATACCTTTAATAATAAAAATTAAAAATAAAATATAATATGGCTTGTATTCAAACATTAAACGGAATTGCTGTTGATTGTGAACCTTCAATGGGTGGCCTTAAGGTTGTGTATATTGCCAACTATGCTGATGTAACTGATTTTGAGGTGACTGACGGTCAAATTACTTCTATTACAATGGCAAGTGGTCAAACATTCAAAAAGTACGAATTCCGTAGAAACACAGCAAGTATGACTTCAACCCTTGCAGTCGATGCCGCTAATGGTTCAAGCGTATCAACCGATGTTGTTTTAAGTTTTTTGAAACAAGATACCCAAAAAAGAATTGAAATATCAGCTCTTTCAATAGGTGAACTTATAATGTTGGTTACTGACGCTAATGGCCGTACTTGGTTGCTTGGTAAAGATATGCCTGTTATGGCTTCAGCAGGTGGAGCAGAAACAGGTACAAATTACACTGATGGTAATAAATACACCATTACATTGCAAGATAACTCTAGGGATTATCC